GTCGGCAGCGACAGTCGGGTTGCCCGCTGCTCCAGTCCCGTTAGTGACAGCAATGCCAGTCCCAGCGGTCAGGGTGCGCTTAGTGAACGTGTCCGTCCCGGTCTGCACCACCAAACCTGCGGTCGTGTTGAGGCCCGCCAGAGCGGTAAGCGTAGCGTCGAGCCCCTGCTTTGCGTCGAGCTGCGTCTGAATGGCGGAAGTGACGCCGTCGGTATAGTTCAGCTCTGTCACCGTGGCCGTGATGCCGTCGAGCGTGTTCAGTTCCGCAGCAGTCGCAGTAATGCTGGTCCCGGCGATCTGGAGTGTGGTGGCGTTGACCTGACCCGCAGCTCCGTAGACCACGGCCTTGCTGTTGACAATAGTTCCCGCTGCAGAGCCATCAACCAAGTTAAGCTCGGCAGCCGTCGCGGTGACACCGTCGAGGATGTTGATCTCGGCAGCCGTAGCGGTGACACCGTCGAGGATGTTCAACTCTGCGGCAGTTGAGGTGATGCTCGTCCCGCCGATCTGCAACGTCGTAGCGTTTACCTGACCAGCCGCGCCGTAGACCACAGCCTTGCTGTTGACAATCGTGCCAGCCGCAGAGCCGTCCACAAGGTTCAGCTCTGCAGCAGTGGAGGTGACGCCATCAAGGATATTCAGCTCAGCCGCCGTCGATGTGACGGTTGTCCCACCGATTGCAAGGGATACGACATCGACGATGTTGGTCGATTTGATCCGCATAGCCTCGCTTGCTGCTGCGCCAGCCGCCATCGTCTTGAAGACGAGATCGAAGTCCTCCGAGGCAGCGGTCACGTCGGTCGTGACCGCCTCAATGACCGCGCCGATCTCTGTGTTCCCGGCTGCCGTCTCGACCGCAAACTCCACACCGACACCAATTCCAACGGCTGGCGTACCGCTGGACTGGCGTTGAACCTGCATAGCGTCAAGGACGGTGTTGGTGCCAGCGTCCGTCGCAACAACGGTCATTACGCCCGTGTCGGCAATCGTGACAGCGCTGTCCTGCACCAGCTTTCCGGTCGTTGCATCAAACCGGGCCACGGCATTGTCAGTTGCACTTGCGGGGCCTAGCACTGCGTCAGAAAACGTCCCGTTTTGCGTTGCAAGGGTGCCAAGGCCTAGCGAGGTCCGCGCCGTCGCGCCGCTCTCTGCAACCCAAGTCGTTCCGTTACCGACAATGAAGTTGCTGTCGGTCACAGCAAGTGCGGCAATGGCAGCAAGCTCCGCGTCGTAGGCCTGCACGTTGGTGCCGATAACAAGACCAAGCGTTGTGCGCTGAGCGGAGGCGTCCGCATCGTCAAGAATAGCGCGGCCAGCAGCGGTCAGACCAGTGGTGGCGTAGGTGTCGAGGGCGGTCGTGTAGATCATCTGGTCTGCAGATGTCGTAAGGCCGGAGATCGACTGCAATCCTGCGTCATAGGCCTGCACGTTCGTCCCAATGGCTAGGCCGAGGTTCGTCCGGGCCGTTCCGGCGTCAGATGCCCCGGTTCCACCGTCAGCCACGGCCAAGTCCGTAATGCCCGTGATAGAGCCGCCCGTGATCTTTACGGAGCTCATGGCGAAGTCGTTGGTGATATTGACGACCGCAGCGCCAGCACCGCTCCCGCTGGAGTAAATGATTCCGCTGTCGCCCGTGGCGATGGTCACGTTTCCGCCAGACCCTTGGGTAAACACCACGCTCTGAGCGGTAGTGTTGCGAACGAAGTAAATCTTCTGTGCGTCGTTCGGGGAGATGGTGATAGTGTGCGTCCCGCTAGGAGAGCCAGCAAGCACAAGAAGCTTGTATTGGCCGTCTGAGAGGGCCCCGTCCGTGGTGGTGAGGGTGGAGGACGTGCCGCTTAGCGACAGGCTGATGGACCCGTTAATGGCGCGGTCAAGGATGCTCATATTGTCGTTGACAATATCACCCCAGACGCCGTCCTGCTCGCCGTCAGCTGGAAGCTCAATCCCGAGGTTGGAGGTGTATGTACTAGGCATAGGTCATCCTCACGCCGCAATGGTTGTCCAAGTGGTGGATGGTGCGGGGTCCACCTCTGTCCACGAATTTATAGCATCTGGATCGACCTCCGTCCACGAAGAACCGGGGGACGGTGTCAATGCCGACCAAGACGTCGGTGGAGCTGGAGAGAATGGGCCCCAGACCGTTCCGGGCGCGGGGATAATATCACCCCAAACTAGGGCCTGACCCACCGCCCCAGTGGCGCTGACGCCGATAGGGATTACGACAGCAGAGCCAGAGACCGCAACGGAACCAGAGGCTCCAGTAGCGGAGACACCAGATGGAGCTACAACAACCGAGGTGAAGGCGACAACCGTGCCGACAGCAGATGTTGCGCTCACTCCGGTGACGGAGAAGACAGCAGAGCCAGTGACAGTTACCGACCCAACGGACCCGGAGCCAGACAACCCAGTTTGGACAACGACAGCGGAGCCGATAGCGACAGCTGAGCCGACGCCTCCAGCAGCCGCCACGCCAGTAACCTCAGCAATAGTGACGCCAGCAGCATAAACCTCTCCAAGCTGAGAGTCGCCCTGAACGCCGGATACCGGGACAATTGTCTCGGCTTCCGCAATGACAGTGCCAAGGACGGTGGTGGCGGACAGCCCGGTGACGGCAGCGATTGCCCCAGCATCAACATCGACAGAACCGACGGATGCAGAGGCCTCAAGCCCAGTGACGGCAAATTCAGCCGATCCGGTGACCGTGACGGGCCTGACAGTGGCTGTAGCCGACACTCCCGTAACGGCGACAGTGGCGCTGGCCGCTATGGTGACGGAGCCTAGTGCGCTGGTGCCGGAAGCGCCCGTCGGCTGAACGAGGGCTGTTCCCGTTACGGTTACGGAGCCAACGTTTCCAGAGGCCGAGAGGCCAGTGACCTCGACTGGTATTGCCTCTCCCCAAGGGCCGGAGGACCAAGTGCCACGGCCCCATCCCGTAAGGGTCGTGTTAGCCATGGCTGCCCTCTGGTTTAGGCGATGCGGATGATCGCGTTGGTCGCGTCTGCAGTCGGGAACTGAATGGTAAAGGTGCCCGTGGTGGAAGTCTTATCGGACCCAAAGTCGAGCACGGCCACCGTTGGGTTCGTGTAGGTGTGCGCCGGGGTCGTGTTGTAAATCAGGGCACCGCGAGCCGTGATGGTGGCCGAGGTGAACGACAGGTCCGAAAAGTCCGTGAACGCAGTGGTCCCAGATGTGGTCGGTGAGATGTTTGTCAAGGTTCCGCCACCAGCGGAATAGGTGCCTGAGTTGGCGACTTCGTTGGTGGCCGTATAGGCAGTGGTGGCTGCGGTGAAGCTGGCAGAGTTGGTGTAGAGCGCCAACTTGAAGGTATCGCCGCCGGAGGAGCGGAAGTCATGGACACCCTCTAGGAGCTCATCCTTGAAGCTGGTGCACATGTAGTTGCCAGTGAAAGCCATCTCAAAGTCTCCTGATCTGTTGAGCCATATCAGCCGACCCGGCCTGCTCTAGTTTCGCTATGACCGACTCGCGGTCTTCCCTTGCGGCCATCCTAGCATAGTGCAGAACGACAGCCAACATTTGCTCGCGGAAGGCCTTGGCCTGCATGGCGATCTCAGGTGGAGCCGTGTCCGATACTCGTATCAGACGCTCAACGCAGAGTTCAGCAATTTGCTCCGGGCTGTGACCGCCGTTTGACGAGGTCATCACGCTAACAGCACCGGGGGAGGCGGCTCCAACAAACATCAGGCGGAAGCTCCAGACATCTGGCCGTCCCTATAGTCGTCGCGCTTGGATCGCACATCAATGCCAAACAGCTGGGACATCGCCTCTGCGTAGCGGTCCCTGTAGTTCTGCAGCATATCAGCATCGCCCTTGAGGTATGTGTACGCCTCGACCAAAGCGCCATACAGAAGGGCTGCCTCTGCGTTGTCTCCGAGCCAAGACGTGCCCGTGGCAACAATCGACGGCGGGTCATAGTAGTAGTGAAGCTCGACGGTATAGGTCGAGTTCGGGGTCGGCCCTAGAATGAAGTTTCCCTCCGTGACCCCGGTCTGATCGCCGTCAAACTGAGCATAGTACTTCGGGAGCCCTTGCGTGGTCGGGCCGGGGTACGCTTCGCGGATGAAGTTGACATCCTTGTCGTACAGATAGCTGTAGTTCCCAGAGCCATCTACGACAGCCAGAGAGAACACCGACAGGAAGTCAGATGGACGGGCAAGGTACTGATTGCCCGTCGTGGTGATAGCCGTGGCGTTCTTGCGGAGCTCAGGAATCTGAACGGATCGATAAATGCGCTCCTCGGCCTGCCGGACAAACATGGGGATGTTGGAGACAAAGGATGCCTCCTGAGTCTCCAAGTACTCCTGCAGCGCCTGAGTGAGCTCCGAGTAGTTCATCTATCAGCCGCCCTTGCTGTAGCTGCCGCCCTTTTTGGCAGCGCCCATGCCGCGGCACATGCCGCCGCCCATCATCTTTCCAACGCCATCAGCGGCGAAAGCGGGGACCTTCTTGCCGCCCTTCTCCACCATCTTGAGCTTGCCGCCCTCGGCCATGCCGTGAGCCTTGCCCTTCATCATGGTGCCGTCGGGCATCTTGTGAACCGGACCGCCCATGGCCATTTTCTTGACCTTGCCTCCAGCCGCCTTGTACACAAGAGTCGGAGGCTGCGAGTGCTTCATGGCGCGGTCAGCCGCAGCATCTGCCTCGTCCTCAAACTCCTTGTCGCTGCGAGTGCGAGGACGCATGCTCGACTTGGGAGCCATCTTGCTATCAGGGCGAGGCTGCGGGCGGGGCATCTTACCTCCACCCCCAGCGACGGCACCCGAAACCCCTTTAGAAACCCCACTCGCGGCACCCCCCATCGGGGCTGGCTTGCTCATCGGCTTCAAGTTGGCACCCGGATTTGCCCCGCCGGACGCGGTAACCTTGATGTTCGAGTTCTTCCGGCGGTTTGCGGCGTCCACGCCCATGACCTTAGACTTCATGTCATTCTCCATCAGTTGTGACCACGGTCACGGTTCCTACAGACGATATCATGTACTGCGCGGGATTCCAAATGGGGTTCCACCCCCACAGCGCATTCGATTCAAGAATGGCGGTGTCGGGGCGTGGATCGTAGAGCGACTGCGGGTCGTTGACCTTCACCTTCCCGAGGAAGTTCTGTGGCTGGTCAGGGTCACGCACGTCACGACCCACACGGAAGCCCGTGCGCTGGCCGCTCTGGTACTCATAGACGAGGTCGCTCAGGGGATACCTGCGACCAGTCCTGTCGCAGAATCCAAACGCCTTGCTGCCCTTCGCATAAGCCATCAGTAGCTCCACGGGCTCATTGGCACGAACGACACCGAACCGCGGTCGCGGTCCTCATCAGCAGCGAGAGCGAACTGCTCTTCGTACTCCTGCTTGAGCGCAGGCATCAGGCCCTGAGACGCAGGCTTCTTGGCTGCGATGTAGTAGGCAAGGCCTGCCACAAGCGCAGGAACGAAGCGTGGTGGCACCATCGTGGTGTCTGCGCCAATACCAGATGCGAGGCCGTCGATGCCCTTCAGGCGGTAGTAGAACAGCGTGTACGGCATGGTCGCGTCAGGCACTGGCCACAGCGTCACCTGCGTGGACGTGGAGAGGCGCTGCACGAAGATTTGAGTCGGCCTGCCAGTGATCAGCTTATTGGTCTGCTGGGCGTAGGTGGACACAGAGATGCGCTCAAGAAACGTGTCGGTCTGGTTTGCTCCGGTCCCGGTGCGAAGCTGATGCTCGATCAGATCGATGGTGCCTGTCGGCATGGTGTAGTGAGCCGTACCGGGCGTCAGAACCTGCGTCCCGGACTCAATGGTGAAGAGGTTGAGGCCGCGATTGGCCCACTCCAACGTCATGATGTTAAGGCTGCGACGTGCGGTCTTCAGGTCGTACCCTGATTTCATCTCGAGGCCCGCCCTCTCGAAGGCTTCCTCAAAGAGCTCCGGCAGATCAGGTACGATGACGGCCATGGTTTAGTCCCTGAATTTCGCGGTCTTCTTCGCGATGCGTTTCGGCTGTGCCACGAACTGCTTGCCCTTGGCGGTCCCCTCACGCTTGGCTCGGGTGGTGGCAGCATACTCCGAAGGGCTCAGGGCGTCACGGGCCTTTTTGGGCAGGTACCGCTCTCCGGTTTCGCCTGACGGCTTGCCGCTCTTGGTCCCCCAGTCCTCCTTGCCCCACTTTGACAAGGACTTCTGGGCGGCAGTCTTCTCGCCAGAGTAACCGCCGCCCTTCTCTTTGTAGATTTTACCAGCGAGCTGCATTGCGCGAGCTGAGTGCTTGCCACCCATCTTGGCCTTGGCTTGCGCCTTGGACTGCTCCCACAGCTTCTCGTTGGTGCGACCCATGGCTACTTAAACCCCCGGACGCACTTGGATGCGCGGGCGCAGTCGCCCGGATTGCCGCACTGGGCGCAGGGGGGGAACTCAGCCGAAGCCTCCACGGCGGAGGTATCGATCTGGGCCTCGACCTTGGGGGTGGTCTTCTTTGCCATCAGACCATCTTCCCCTTGGTCTTGCCTTTCATGCAGCATCCGTCGATCTTGCCGCCTTTGGCCATGCGGCGGGTCGCTCCAGATGCCCCAACCTTCGGGGCCCCAAGCTTCGCGAGAGCCGACCCAAAGCCAGCTGCAGCCCCGCCGGGAGCGGGACTAGGGCCGCGACCCGATTTGTTTCCCTTGCCGAACATGCTTGGGGTCATGGAAGCCATGCCTCCACCCAGCATCTTCTTCACTCCCTTGGAACTCGGAGCTTCTGCGATCTGCTTGCCCATGTTCATACGTCCCATCATTTCTTCTTCTCCTTCTTGGCTACGCCCTTGATAGAGCCCTTGTTTTCAGCGGCATAGAAGACGCGTTCGCCCTTCTCCCTGCCATACTGCTTGGCCATCGCGGCCTTGATCTTCTTGCCTTTGGCGTTCAGTGGCATGGCGCGCTCACTTCTTCCCAAGCGCCTTGGAACGGTCCATCCACTTGCGCTCATACCTGTCAAACGACTTCACTGTGGTATTGCTCTTCGCCTCTTTTGGCCCAAGAGTTTTTTTGATTGAGCGGGACGCATCTGCGTTGCTGGCGGCACTCAGGTTTTCAAAAAGCGGGGTATCGAACTTTGAGACGCTCGAAAGGGCATGCTTCTGGATGTTTGCTGAGCGCTCTTTGTCGCTATTCCCCCGCACATACTGCTGCGCCCCAGCGGCGGTTGTGTACGTCTTCTTAGGCTTTGACGGAGCCTTGTTGATGGTGGTCGCGGTGCGGCCAGTCTTGCCCTTCATGGGTGCCTCCTCAGCAGTTCCAAGCGCGCAGCGAGAGCGCCTTGCGTGTTGGTTTACCTTTTTCGTCCTTCATTGGACCGGGCATACCGCCCATTCGGGCGCAGAACGACTTGCGCCGCGCTGCATCCTTCTTTGTTTTTGGATTCGGTGCCGGAGGCTTGAGGTTCATGCCCTGAGCCTTGGCTGACGCCCTGCCCTTGGCATTGAGGCCCCCTTTTGGGTCCTTACCCTCCTTGCGGGTCCATGCTGGTGACTTGGCCATTAGGTGGCATCCCTCACAAGAACGATCTGAAAGTACGACGAAACGTCGTTGTTGTTGCCCGAACCCTCGGCAGTAGCTGTGATGCACTCGCCCGCCATGATCTTGACGGGGTATGCAAAATCGTAGCCCGAGGTGCCGTAGTGCAGGGTGGTGATCGCGGCAGTGCGGACAATGTTGTCCTGAGCGCGAAGCTTGAGGCGGGCCGTGATGTACTGGTTGGCGGTTGTCGTTCCGCTGGTGATGCTGCCGAACACAAGGTATCCGGTGTATCCAGTCGGGCAGGTCCAGTGACCAACAAGAGACACGTTGTCCCCGATGCCAATCGCGCTGTACGGCACTGCAGGGACGCCCGCGGTGACCGTCCCCGTGCCCGCGTAGATGATGCCCGCATTCACGCCGCCAGAGCCCACAGACGCCACGCTCATGGTCTCGATCGCGTCGTACTCGTAGACAGTGTTGACCGCTGTCTGGCCGTTCAGAGTGACCGTCTCGGAGACGTAGCCGCCAGCGCCGTTGATGCCGAGGATGTAGACTGTGCGGGCCCCGGTTCCGGCAGACGTATCATCAGCGCTTGAGGAGCTGATCTTCATGATCGTGGGCGCAGCTGGATGAACCAAAAGTCCGAGGGCTGGCCAGATCGTCACCTCGGTGGTGTCCACGTCCGGGTTGTGCCCGAAGACATGCACGACGCTGTGCCCAGCAATCTGGCCTCGGCCAACCTGAAGTTCGAATGGCTCGGTGAGCCCGAACCGAGAGATGGATGAGAGCTCCCGAGCCATTCTATTCTCCTTACGACCAGAAGATCGTCATTGCGGTGAGGTTTGTGGCGGTTGCCACATATGGGTCCGCGTCGAACAGAACCCCCGTCCCCGGAATGAAGATATCATATGTGCCTGCGGCAGCGAAGTCCAAGTCGATCTTGGTCGCCCCGCCGTCACCGGATGTCATCGTGATCCGGCCTGCGCCGGAGAAGGTCGCCACAACCTGACGGATGCGAGCGCGGCCAATTGCAGCCGCACCTGTGCCCGTCAGGCGTTTAGAGCTTACGTCATATTCGTCGGCCATGCGGGCCTCCTATTAGCTGAGGGCTGCGCCGACAGCAGTGACCCAAGCAGAGCCAGTCGAGATCACGAGGCAGTACTCGTTGTTGCCAGCGCCGTTGTCGTTGATGAGGCGAACCTGACCAGCGTTTCCAGCGGCAGCTGCAGGCAGAGATGCGGTCGCGATGGCGGTGAGCTTAACGAAGCTGGTGACGGTCACGTCGCCCGATACGTTGCCAGTGACGTTGCCAGTGACGTTGCCAGTGACGGCACCAGTGACAGCGCCAACAAAGCCGTTGGTCGAGGTCACGGGACCGGAGAAGGTGGTAGAAGCCATGATAGTACCCCTTGCACAAGGATTCGCCGCGCAGTCTGTGCATCGTCAGGTTGGGCGTCCTGTCTGCGTGGCTGATGTTACCCTGATGGAATTGTACATCATGGGGCAAAAAGTTCCAATGAACTTTTGTTGGGAAGTCTGCTGGCGGCGTCGTGTCAATAAGGGTCGATAAATCAGAACCCATCGCGCTTATACACCCTATGAGCATTTCGCAAAAAAAAGGGGGGCAGCCAAAGCCACCCCCCTTCATCACGGTGTCCGTTTGCTTACGCGCCGGGGCAGCCGTACATGCCCAGCGGGTCCGACACGCCGAACGAGTAGCGCTCGCGGGCCTTGTAGCGGACGTTGCCAGTGTCGAAGTCGCCGTCCATCGAGGTGGACATCGCGGTACGCACGAAGTGCTTCATGCCGTTCGGGATGTCCGTGGTGATGTACCAAGCGTCCGCGTCGGTCAGGTAGTGGTTGACGCGGTAGCCCTGCGGGATTGAACCATTCGACTTGAGTGCGTTGAGGTCGTTATCGGCGGTGCCGACACGCAGCTCAGTCTCCAGCAGGCGAGTAGCCACGAACATCAGCGACGGCGGAACGATCAGCTTGCGCGGGCGAGCGGCGATCAGCAGGCCACGTTCGTCCTTGAACGCAGCAATGTCGATCACAGCCTGCTCGAGAGCGGTCTCGTTTAGGTCAACGTCAACCGACGGGCGGTTGGAGTTGGTGCCGCCAGCAACCGTCGGGTGCGCGGTGTTGAACAGGGTCACGCCGTCACCCGAGGTGAAGGTGGTGAAGCCCGTGTTCAGCAGCGAAGCAGCCTTCACTTGCTTGGTGTACGCCATGGCGCGAGCCAGCGCCTTGGTGTAGCGAGCCGACAGGGAGTCATAGAGGTTGTCCTCCATGGCTTCCTCGGTGATGGAGAAGCCCATCGCCACGGTCTCGTGGTTGTAACGAGCAGTGAACGATTCCTGCGCGTTGTCGTAGGTGATCGCGGAGCCTTCCGGCTTGACGGGGGCAGCCCCGAAGCCCGACAGCTTCACTTCTTCTTCGAACGAACGCTCCGAGGTTTCAGTCTCGTAAATCTCAGCGTGTTCGTTCTCGTACTTGCCGTACTCCAGACCGAAGAGGGCGTTCAGCCCCGGCAGGAGTTCTTTAAGGGCCTGTGCGCGTGAAATAGCCATGTGTCAGCCCTCCTTAGACGCCAACAGCAGCGGTCAGCTGCGTGTAGTTGAGTTTGACGACCAGCAGCGGGTAAGTGGTGCCAGCTTCGTCGCCGCGGGGGCCACCGACGTAGTCGATGATTCGCAGCGGAAGATTGGCGTCCGTGCCGATGGTGGACGCGTCGAGTGCGACACGCGAGGCCTTGAACGTGGTGTTCACCGCACCCTGCACAATCGCGGCGTTCTTGCCGTAGATGTCCAGCGAGTTGGTGATAGCCTCGTCAGCCTGCACGACGTACAGCGCCTGCGGATCGTCAACGACGAACGCCAGAGCGTCCGATGCAACGGTCCCGGTCGGCCACATGTTCGAGAACGTGATCTGGCCAGTCGAGGGGTCGGTGTACGAGCAGCCGACGAACACGCCGAGCATCGCGATATCGGTCGAGGTGTCGCCCGTTCCGGTCTGCTTGGTGATCGTGGTCGAGGTGCCATTGTCAACGAGGTTGACGATGTCTCCGGCGGCGATGTTGACGGCGAGGCCCGAGGCGATGGGGTACTGGCGGAAAACCTCCAGCGAGCCATTGTCGAGACGGCCAGTCACACGCAGACCGAAGGGTGCATTAACGGAACCCATTGGTTCTCTCCTTCAGTGATCGGAGGGTTATCCCCTGCCGAATGTGGTTTTTGTTGAACGCTCGGGCCGAAGCACGGGCATTCGGGGATCGCTCTCACGGAGGTAGCTGTTATCGACGGCATCCATCTGGGCCTTAGCCTGATCTAGCTGCCCGTCGGTACGCTCCTCTGCGAGCTCTACGGGGATACTGCACAGGAGAAGCCCGCCGACCTCTAGGTTCTCAGGGAACCGGGAGTTGTGGTCAGACATGATGTGCAGCTCGGGGAAGTCCTTTGCCAAGCAAGGGGTGTAGCCCTCGCGGAAGCGGCTAGAGACGTTCTTGTTGTCCTCGTTGCCCAGTGTGGAGGTGCGAACCCAACGGAATTTAAGGCCGTCACGGGGCTCGGGGGTCGGGAGGAGAGATTGGCGTTGCCATCCTTTGCGACGTTCTCCGCCTTCACGAGTTGTGAGCGCTCTGGGGGTACGTTCAGACATTGGATGCATCCTTCAAGAGTTGCGCCGCGTATTGTTGAGGGCTCAGCCCAAGTCGCTTGGCGAGTGCGACCTGAGTGGAGGTGAGTGCCACCTTGCGTGGTGTTTGACCGGATGTACGTCCGGCTGAGGCCACCACGTTGCCAGCCTGCCGCCGCTGTGGCTTCACCCCTTCTGAGGCGTCGGCAAACCGTTCTGGGAAGGCGCGGCGAACCGCACCGTCAATCTGAGAATAATACTGATCCGTGTCTGGCGCAACTCCCGAGCGAACAAGCTTCTCGTGGACGCCCATGGCGAGGGCAGTGATGTCCTCATCGCCACTCCGCATGAACCAAGGATTCTTCTGCGCCCAGTCCTGAGCTTTGCCGCTGGGCGGCTGGACGGTCGGCCTCTGCGGCTGCGGAGCCGGGGGCTGTGGCTGCTGTCTGGGGGCCGGACGGTATGAGTTGATCCGGTATTCCTCGTTCTTCAGCTCCGTCAGCTTGGCCTGTGCATCAGCCATGGCGTCGGCATCGCCGTGCTCGTAGGCGACCTTGAACTCGGCCTTGGTCCGCTCAAGTTGCATGGAGAGGCGCTGCTTGGCCTGATTGACGAGGACGCCCTCGCCCTCCTGCAGCATGCGCTGAAGGCGAAGCTTCTCCTCGTACTCGCGCTGAGCGAAGGCGACCGCCTCCTCACGGAGCCGTGAAGCCTCCTCTTTGGCACGGCGTTCCTCGTGGAACTCGTACTTCAGCTTCTTGATGCGCTTTTGCACGGACTCGGAGTACGAGGCGATCTCGTCATCCTCAGGCACATCTGGCTCGGCACCATCAGGACGTCGCGCTTTGTCGCGATCAGGCTCCGGCGTGTCATCGATGATCTCGACCTCGAAGTCGTCATCATCTTCCATCTGTTCTGCTTGAGTATTCATG